GACTTGCAAGCCAGCCAAGTTGTACGCCAGAAGTTCCCACAAACGCTAATGCTTTATTGCCCATATCCTTATGGTCTACATTTGTCACAGTACCATTAGGTGATTTATAACTAACATTAGTGGCAAGCTCAACATACTGTCCTTTGCCATTCCAACCTTTTCTTGCTATTTTCTTACCTCTCTTTGCTTCTTCGATCGCCTGTCCGAAATTCATATTTATCCGTCCTTTCTGATTTTGGGTATAAAAATACCGCCTCGCCGTAACGGAGCGGTAGAATTATTTACATCTTTTCGATTTCATTTTCATTGCAGTCATACAGCTTCCATTCGCCACCATAACCACCTGTTGTTCCTTTTGTATCACTTTCAACAACATAGTTCGTTTTGCCGTTAATATTTGATTTGTCAATAATAGTTCCGACTATGCTATTTGACTTGATCTTTACTTTGTCATATAATTCAAACATTATCGCTCATCCTCTCTATGTGCAGTTATAATGCGAGGGATACTCTCAGGAGTGTCTTTTTGCCAAACTGTTCTGAAACGTTTCTTTTCGTTTACTCCTAACTCAGCAAATATACTAAATCTTTCGACGCCACTATCAGAAACAACTTTATCGACCGCTTTGCTATAATCAAAGCAAGCCTTTAAATCCTTGTCAAGAAGTTCAAAATCTGTTGTTTTATAGCCAACACTGAAAAATTCCTCTGAGTGTTTTGCATTCGGTTTCAAAAAGAACTTATTGATTTTGTCAGGGGTAATTTCACACTTATTGTTTTTTATTATATCACTTTTTACGTTTTTGTCAACACCACTGCCATAATACTTCTCCTTGTCATAATCCCTATGCAGCACCTCATTATGCTCCTCAACGAACGCCTTTAATTCCTGCTGAGCCTGCCTGAGTTTTCGACGGTATTCCTTTGCTGTATCAGGGTCGCAGGTGCCTGCCGCAAAGCGTTTGAACTTGCGTATCTTCCGTTCCATTGCACGCTGTTTCTGCTCAAGCTCTCGTTGCTCTTTTATCTTCTCCGCCGGTATCGGCTCAGGTATCTGCGTTCTGCCGTGTATGTATTGCGTCATTGTGTGGCGGCAGTTGGGGTGGAAAAGCCCGTTCTTTACGGCGTATGACAGCAGCCAAAACCACTCACCGCAGTAATTTGACTTGCCTTGAAACTCGTCCTTTTCCCCCTCCCATACTGTGAACACATCATCAATGTATACTTGACCTTGCCAGGGCTCACAGGTCTTTGAACAGCCGCCATACTGCGACACAAGCACAGTATCATAGCCAAGCTCTGCAAAGCGTTTCGCCGCACCCTGCAATGCTGCTCTTGTGGAAGTTGTCCGCAGAGCCATTCGCACATAGTCGGCAATGTTCACTCGCTTGCCGTCTGCATATACGATACAGTTTATGCCCTTGTCAAGAAAGTCCCTTGTGGCAAGGTCGATAGCCTCGTTAAGCGTCATAGAGCCTGTTCCCATTGCAAGCTGTACCCTATTCAAAGTCTGCCTGTAAATATCGTCTGTCATTCGCATAGCGGCTGTTTCAGCGGTCTTTTCAAGGGTAGTGACGTCTTCCATAAGCTTTGCCATTTTCTTTTCATTCACGCCAAAGAAATGCTTGTCGGGGATAGGTGTTATAGGCTCGTCAGAAAGCTCCTGGACGCTCCTTTGTGCCTGCTGCTGACCCTCTTGAAACTGCTCAGTCATAAGCTGTCTTGTCTGATCGTCGATAACGTCAACGTACTCATTCATGATGTCGAGGTTTTCACGGCGGAAGTTCTCCATATTTTTCAGTTTCTCAGTCTGCCAAGCAGACCATTCAAAGCCGTAACGCTGCTCCTCCGCCTTGTGCCTTTTGAGATTGCGTTTCAGCGAAGATATGAGCCTTAGCTCTATCTCCTCAAATATTTTGGCTATGTCCTTAAAATTAAGCGTACTCATCACCTACCGCAGTAGGCTCACCCTCTGTAAGCCCCTTTTCCTGCATTATCCGCTTGACCTCTGCGGCTTTCCAATCGTCCTCTTTAGAACTGCCCCATAGCTCCTCCACCTGCGTTTCAACTGACATAATACCATACGTGCTTGCCTTGCCCACAGTCTCAACTCTGCTGTCAAAGTCAGGCGCACCGTACTCGCCAAAGTCAACTGTCACCTCATAAGTCTCAGGGGCTTTGCCCTGCATATTGTCATAGGTCATAAGCACCGCAGAAACAAGCTGCGGCAGAGCCTTTTCAAGAGCCGTTGTGATAGTGTTTCGGGTGTTGCCTGTGACGTCTTTCTTCTCCCGCTGAGCGTCTGCACTTGACATCTTGCCCACATCTATGCCAAGCGTGGCAGGAGATACAAGCCCTTGCAGACACATAAGCAGGCAATTCGTATAGCTTGCCACAAACGCTTCATACTTGATATCAGGCTGAACTACTTCTATCTTAGGCACTGCACCCTCTGCCGAAAGCGGTGGGTCAATGCTTATGTAACTGTTGCCGAACTGGTTAGGCTCTTTAAGCTTGCCGTTTGCAGGATCTCTAGGTATCATGCTTTCGGGGATATACTGCTTTACCCTGCCTGCTCTGATAGCGTCCCACCATTGTGAGATCACCTCGTCCAAAGCGTCAAAGCAATCAGACTTACCGCCGTCAAAAATGCTCTTGCCCCTGTTCGGATACTTTCGTGATGAAAAGAATTTCAGTGGCACAGCCATTATATACTCGCCCTCAAACTCAGTTCGGGGCGGTATCTGTGCAAGACAAGGCACGTTGTCCAAACCGACCTCGTGACCGTTATCGTCATACAGACGGCTTTCTATGTACCCCTTGCCGTAATGCTCTTCAAGGTGAAATCTCTTTGAGCCTGCATAATGCACAGAATGAAAAACGACCTCGTTCAGCAGACCTCGTACAAAGCTATACTCCACTTTGTCAGCACCGATAAACTCGACTATTGGCGTATCAGAAAGCTCAGTATCCACCGATATCTTGAAAGCTCCGTCGCCGTCAACAAGTGCGGTAACTATCGCCTTGCCTGTCAGCTCTGTGAAGTCTATATGCTCGCAGATATTCTCAAAGTCAGCCTTTGCTTTGTCACCTGTGACCTTGATATCGTCCATATCAGAATAGACAATGTATGAAAGCGTATCGGCGATTATTGCAGGCAAACCGCTATGTATCTTGCGTATCTTTTCTTTCTCAGGGACGCTGCTCCAGAATGAATTAGTGCCTAAGTTAAGCTGACCAAAGAACTGCGAAAGCTCTGCGGCGTCACCACGATACCAAAGCTGCGACCTTATCACATCTGTCATAAAACCTGTTTTCTCTGTGATAGTTATGCTGTATTCGGGTGCAGGCTGGATATCAAGCCAGTTTCTTATCATATTTTTCACCTTGCTTCCTATGCTGAATTTAGTCAATCTTCACACTTCCTATCTTGTCACGATACGGCAGCCAGGCATACTGACAGGAATTGATAAGGTGGTCGTTGCCGTCCTCCGGCTCAGCCTTATCCTCTTTCCAACTGTATATGTTAAGCTCGCCTGCGTACTCCTTGCAATGCTCAAGGATATAAAAATCACCTGCCGCCAGCCAAGCTGACTGCAAGTGTATTCGGTCGATTATTTTCGTTTTCTTGAATGCCGGGATAAAATTATATATGCTGCCTGTGAGCCGTCCAAACTTCTGACATTCAAGTATGGTCGCCTGATCTGCGCTGTCGATATACACATCTCGTGCAAAGCCCCACGTCCTGCGGTTTTTCTCCAAGAACGCCGTGAATATTTTCGGTATGTCGGAGGGTGTGAGCGGCACTTGTCTGTCACGATTGTTATACACTTCCTCGTCAAGAGTGACGCACTTTCTGTCAGCCGTTATGCCCACAAAGGTGAACGCTATGGTATCAGGTGAGGATTGCGAATAAGCGGTGTCAAGCCCGGCTGAGAAGTACACATAATTGAAAGCTTTCGCCTGCTCTGCTGTCAAGATATTTCGCTTTTGCAGGTCAAACACAAGCCCTGTTGCACGTCCTCTCAGACCGAGTATCTTGTTCTTATACAGCTTTGTGCCTTTCGGAGCGGCAGCCATTTTCCGTTTGATATCCTCATCAGTAAGTGAAAGATTATCACGAAAAGTAAAGAACCAATACCGCCAATTGGGTACAGGTTCTTCTGTAAGCTCTTTCATTATCTCCGCAGGCACGTCACAGGCGTATTTCTGATACGGACGTGAGCGGTTTACAAACTCTTTATACACAGGCAGAGAGGGGTCGTCAGGGTTGAGGGTCGCCATAAGGTAATCGTTTCGGGTAGACATCTCACGGACAAACTCGATATCGGCGGTATTTATCTCGTCGATATACACGCAGCCGAACTGAGCGCCCAGCACCATTTCCCACTTATCCTTGTTGTCATATCCCAGAACATAGATTATCTTGCCCTCAAACTTGATATGCGGCAGTTTGTAGTCCTTATCACCGTTGCCGAAGTACCGAGCATTGGTGTGCAGGTCAAGAATGCCGTTATCCTGCTGAATGATAGTTTCCTCAGCCTTTCCCGTAGTCTTAGCGGCAATGACGTGAAGTTTCTTTCGGCTTGCCGACACCATACGCATGAACTTTATTCCTGCGCCCACAGTTGTTTTGCCGCTTGCGGTAGTCCCCTCAAGAAAATCCGCAGACACACCTCGAACGCTGTTGATGAAGTCCATATACTTCTGCGACAGGGGAAACTTACTCGTCAAGCCCCTCACCGCCTATCTGAGCGAAAACGTCTGAAAGCTTTTCAGAGGTCTTGACCTCCGCCTGTATCTTAGCCACATACTCTCCTGTCATTTTATTGAGGGTATCGACGGCTCTGATACGGTCAGCAGGGTCATTCTTTCCGTCCTTAGCGATATCAGACAAGAGCGCCTGCCTCTCCTTTGCGGTCATTATACGCTCGTCCTGAGCTTTCTCGGACAATTCACGGATATACTCCCCAACACTAGGATTATCTAGGATTTTGCAGGCGTCAGCTTTCGCATACTTCTCGCTGTATCCTGCCTTTATAGCACTCTGAACGGTGTTGCCGCTCTGAGCATAGTATTCTGCAAATTTCTTTTGCCGTGCTGTCATGAGGACACCGTCCTTTCTGAGATTTTGAAATAAAAAAAGAACTGCCACATTGTTGTAGCAGTTCGTAAGATTATTTTTTGTCAATGATATAATTTAATTCATCAGCAGACAAATCCGCTGAATGAATACCATTTGTTCTGGTCTTAGCAAGTTTACCAAATCTCTCAAGCATTCCTTTATACTCTGGCAGGATTTTACTGTGGCTGTTAAATTCACAATCTTTAAATTCCTGATACTTGCCATTAGATTTTATAAGCCATTCTGCATATTCATAATACTTTGCTTCTTCATTATCATTTCCGTCAAAGCCTCTAAATATATAGTCTTCACGATCTAGACCTGTCACATCTTCAAGATTGTCAAAAGAAAAGGTCATGCACCTTAACATCTCTAATATCTCATATACTTTTTCTGAAACTGAATACGGGACTTCACATAACGCTGGACCGATTTCTTCATAATTATACTCAAATCCCTGTGCAAGAATATCTTGATATATCTCATATTGTTCAGCGTTATCAGTATCAAGGCGTTTAAGTATCTCATACTGATTGAAAAGTATTATTCTGTCTTTTTTGCTAAGTTCCATTTTAGAACCTCCTTTTGTTTATTTTCTATATATTAGCATATAAAGCACAAAACATCAAGGCTATAAACAAAAGTTCTCCCTACTGCACAAAATCATTTTGCTTATTTTATGCAATATTTCAAGTTTTCGACATTTATGAACTTTTTGCGACACAACGCAAAAGCGACCGCAAAATGCAGCCGCCTTCGTGAAAATATTTTAAGGAGTTTTGTAAATGGTGGAGCAGATCTGAGCGGTGGCTCGCTCTCGACCTGCAAATCGAAAGCCGCAGTATGGGGATACGGCTTTCAGACCCTGCCCGAACGCCCACCCTTACGAGCAGGCATTGGCAATGTAAAATTCAAAGAGTGCCTTTATTTTCTGTCGGAAGCACGCCGACTCTGGTGCAAGCTTTAAGTATAGCCCTCTGAGCCTGCATACGCTGTTTTTCCTCTTATGGTAGATGAAAAACTTGGCATCAAAAAACGAAACCTCGGCTATTCCACCCGACGACGCACAGCCAAAGTGTGCAGGTTTTAAAGTTATACGATACCGATATTTTACGCTCTCGGTCTACGAGCTGTATAACAGGCTTGGAGTTCCGTGTGGGAATTGCACCCACACTGACTTTGCGGAACATACGGAGCATACGCTCCGTGGGTAAAAATTATTGGAGGATCTTTATGAAAGTCAGATAGTATCTACACTTTCTTCAGTTTAAATTATAACACAGGTAAAACGCACAAACCGCACAACTTTCACTTTTCTTGCAAATATCTTTGAATTTTCATTCGCACTCCGCTCTCCGACATTCTCCCGCCACTAACCTGCATAGCTATCTGCAAGTACGTCTTACCCTTGATGAATTTCAGCACGAACATTCGCCGTGTCTGATAGTCCTCTATCCCCTTGATAAACTCCTCAACAGCCCTCTGCTCACGCTCTAACCGTGCCTGCTCGCACAGCAGTGAAAGTGTATCACCACTTGGTAGAAAGCCGTCTATGCGTGTGCTGTGTGGTGTGTAGGACGGCGGAGTGCATACGCTGATACTGTCGGCAACGTACTTGCCTGAAAGCTCTGCCTTGATGTCCTCAATGGCTGAGGCGTTCCTGCGGTAGGCTTTCAGGCGTGACATGGTCATAAGGTCGTTTCTTTCCATAGGCTATCTCCTCTCTTATTCCCAGCACAACATACCCGTTCTTTATTCCCCAACCATTGAGGATATATGTTATCTTGTATGTATGTCCTGATATCTCATGTTTTGCGTGTTCTCTTACTGTGCCGTCTGAGCTACGATAAGACGTTCCGTCAGTCGGTATAAATCTTATCAGATCTCCTGTCTGAAAACCTCTGTCATTCTTTCTGACCTCGAAAGTTTTCTCACCGCTCAGAACGGCGTCACAAAAGTCTATGCTAAGTTTCAGATCATGTGTTTTCATTCTTTTGCCTCCTTACACCTCAACTCTTCCAGCCTACAATACACCAACGTGTTGCCGCAAGTCTTGTCAGCGATCTCTGCCTGATAGAAGAACTGACCTGTCTTACTGCTCTTGCGGATAATGCACCCTGTCAGTTCGTAGCAATCAGAGCCGTTGTAGCTCACCCTGCGTCCGAGACTTTTCTTTACTTCGTGTATCGTCATAGCTCCTCTATCCTCACATAAATGCCAGGTATGTCCGCCCAGAACTTCTCGCATATCTCACTTGCCACAAGCTGGTCGTCCGACCAAAAGTCAA